TAGTGTACCACCAGCATTAGCTGTTGAAACCCAACCTGTATCAGCTTGAGTTGTACCACCTTCAACGAAGGTAAACGCATTTGGCACTTCAGCCCAAGCATCCATATCTGCTGCGCGTGACCATGTGCTTGCCGCAGCAACATAAATACCGTTTGCAGAAGCAGTTGATTGATTTTTTACCAATACACGGTCACCAGCAACGACAGAAACGCCATCAATAGTTTGTGCGCCTGATAATGTAATTGGCCCAGTTGTAGCCGCAACGCATGATGCTTTTGGGTCTAAACCTTGTGCAACGCTATCAACATATTGTTTAGTTGCCGCGTCTTGTGCAGAAACTGGGTCAGCAAGACCAGTAATTTTAAAACCACCAAAAGCGTAATCAGCAGTTGGAACAGTCAAATCATTGATGTTTGCAGAAGCCGCAGCAGTTACAAGACCTTTAGCGTTTACAGTTGTTTTTAAGAATGTGCCAACATTGCTATTAACAGTTGCAAGGGTTAATGCTTGTGAGTAGTTCGCTGAACCATCAAATGTGCCTGAAGCAGTAGCATCGCCAGTTAAAGCAATTGTACGAGCTGTAGTTAAAGCCGCAGCAGTAGTTGCAGTTGAGGCATTACCAGTTAAAGGGCCAACAAAGCTGCTTGATGTGACTGAAGTTAAGCCAGCCAATGTAGTTGATGATGCACCAAGAGCTATAGCTGTTGTACCAACCGTTACGCTTGAGTTTACTAATTTAGCATTGGCAATTGAGCCAGCCAACATTGTGTTAGTTACTGTGGCTGTATCAGTTGTATATACACCATTCGTTACGGTGCCAGCATTTCCGTTTATTGAACCATCAATCGTATCTAAAAATGTTTTAGTACCATCAATAGATTGATTAGTTGACGTATCGACAAATGCGCCATTACCAGCAATGGCAATAACGCTAGTAGCAGAACCGCCAGAGCCTCCAGTGCCTGTTCCGTAGTACAGAATGTTCGTTTGTTCGTTAAACGCTAATTCAGCGTTTTCTAAAGATGCTGGAGCGCCAGCGCCACCGCCACTAGCCCTACGTTTAACTCTGATTGTATTTGCCATGATAATTCCTTAATTAAAAATTTCCACCATCTGCTAGAGATTCTTGCCGCCTATTAAACCAAGCAGCTCCATTAAAACCCAATACATCTCCGTTTATTAAACCTGACGCAGAAACTGGATAACCAGCAATTTCATTTGAGCCAGATGGGCCTTGTGGCCCTTGTGGGCCAACGGCTACAATATTTACTATTGCAGGTTGCTGCTCAGTGTATATTTCAACAATTTCAGGAGCTAAATCACGGATAATTTCAACAACATCAGTCATCGAGTAACCTCTGCTGAAATAACAACCTCTCCTTGAAGTAGCCTTGTTACTGTTCCATCTGCACTTTGTAACTCTAGGTCATACCTAGCGCCTAATGTTGGCAATGTTGATGTTGTTGTTGCTGAAACAGATATTTTAATTGAGCCATCAGCTCCTAGTGTCATTCCGCTTGTATTGGTAAGGTTCAATATGACATTTTCTGTCTTAACTTGACGTACTTGCATACGAGAAGTATATGTTGACAAATTAATGGCCACTCCATTACTATCTTTCCATATAAATTCTTGGTAGTAAGTTGCACCTTGCTCAATATATATATCATAATTTGCTGCTGGCATAACTTACCCCATTAGTATCTATTCAATTATCTACAATCATTATACATTAAGTTTTTTGACTATGTAAATATTAAGGTCTTTCTTCCCATCTGGCTCTAAATATACCAGTTGCTGTTGCGCCATCAATATTAATCAAATGAATATAATATGTTCCAGGAGCAAAACCTTGTGGCTGTTCTTCTGATGCAGAGCTATCAACTGCTTTATTAACATTGTTTCCACTAAATAAATGTAATAAATCAACAGTAGTGCCACCAGTATGTGTACCACCAGTTGCCATTGTTATTTGTGGCGTATAAGCAGACGCGGAACTCATAGTATTTGTTTTAAATATTGGCAATGCTGTACCAAACGTACCGCCTTCTGTTCCACCATAACGCAATTCAATTCTCATCTCAGCTAAATGCAATTCACCACCGAAATTTTGAACAATAGTATTAATTGGCGCTACAACCTTAATAACTCGTTCTTGACCTGTTGGTATTGAAAACTCATAGAAAGTCCTAGCCTCACGGCCAGCAAAAAATCCAGTTTGACCAACATCAACACGCATACGAGCGTATGTACCATTTCCATCCGTCATTAGGACTTTAGGCGGATAAGCCTCCACTCTCTCAGCATGGGTGCCATCACCCATGTCTGTAAGTAGTTTTAAAAGCCCTTGCCAAAATGGAAATTTTGTATTCATAATTATTTAGCTTTTGTTTTTGTTGCTTTAACAGCTTCAACTGTTTCTTTAACAGCTTCAATTTTTGGTTCAGCTACTTTAGTAGAATAAACTTCTACAGCTTTCTTTTCTAAATACATATCAACTTGGTCTTTAGGCAAATCAACCTCTTGGCCAATACCAACTTTACCTAAACGGTCATGGTAAATTACTTTAAGTGTTTTAACTAACATAATATCCCCTAAAAGATAAAAGGGGAGGCGGATTTCTCCAGCTCCCCTTAATTCAACTACTAAGCAGTGAAGTTACCGTACAAGATACCTGTAGGGCGGTCAACACCAAGACCTAGGCGTTCTTCAGCGCGGATTGTCACTAAGTTTTTAGTGAAGTCATCGTTGATGTAGCCCATTTCAACAGTAGAACCTTGGCGGTCATAAGCAATAGCAGAGCCATTCAATTGACCAATCAAGAATTTACCAGCAGCCATGTTGTTTGACAACACGATTTGAACGCCAAATGGGTTCATACCAGCAGACATGCCAGGCATACCGTATAGATACTCACCAGAACCACCAGTGTATGTTTCACGAGTACGCTCCATTGCGCCCCAATCAGCAGGGTTAACAATAACTGTGTCTGGTGCGCGACCAATAGCCCACAATTGGTATTTAGCACGGTTGATAGCATCAACTAGCAAATCACCAGCAGTAGCAGTGTAAGCAGTGAAGTTACCTGTGTCTGTCAAACCTGATAGGTTAGGAGATGTACCGTCACCGTTCAATAATTGGCTGTCCACTTTTTGAGCTAAGCCATCGCGTAAACGTGTGTTGATGTAAGCAGCAACAGCAGGAGCATCAGCCAATAATTGGTTAGATACTTTAATCCAGTGAGCTACAGTTTCAATTGCTACATTGTATTGTTCAAATGTAACATCTGATTCAGGTTTAGCAGCACCTTGAGCAACGCCAGCAGCATCGTTAGTCCATGATGCTTCGCGTAGGCTGTTTACCATGTTGCTAGTAACACCGATTGAAGGTAATACTTGGCGAATAGTAACAGGAGCAAAGTTACCTGGGATGATACCAGCACGTTGCAATGGGAAAGCAGTTGTAGAACCAGAAGTAACAGTGTTTTTCACTTCCATGCGGATGATAGCATTGCGGCTATTTGCGCTTAGGAATGATTTGAACTGTTCTGATTTAACGAATTCTTCACCAGCAGTAACGATAACTGATTCTTCTTTGGCTTTTACGCCTTCAGCTAATTTTTGGCCCAAAGCTGTGATTTCTGCATTGATTTTAGAGTAATCTTCAGAAAGTTGTTTAACTTCTGATTTAACTTCTGTATCAACTTTAGATTTCTCATCTAATTGACCGTGGTATTGAGCCATTGATTTCTCAAGAGCAACTTGTTTTTCAGAAAGGGCTTTTAAACCGCTTTCCAACATTGTTTTGATTTCTTCAGACATGATAGTATCCTTTATTTGTTAGGCGTAATGCCAAATTTAAGTAATAAACTTGCAATATCTTGTTTTTGTTTTTCCGCCTCAGCTTCACGCTGATTTAGGGAGTTGATTTTACTAACAAGATGCTTCGCATCAACCCTTGAGAAGCCGCCAACATCACGCAGTAAGCCCTCGATTTCTTTTAGTGAATTAGCCGCTTCTAATGCTGATTTAACTTCTGAAATACGAGCAGCTAAGTCAGCAGGTTCTTCAACTACACTAATTTCTACCAAATCAATTTCTTTAAGTAAGCGTCTGTCGTTATCTAACTGGTTAAATGCTTTTACGCGATAACCAATAGATAAACCATCAATTGCACCGTGTTTCAATGATGCAAATACGTCTGCCGCCTTAGTATGCCCAGGCGTTAATTCGCCTTCTACATATAGACCTTTTTCATCTTCGCGTATGCTAGTCCACTTGCCGATAATATCGCCATAATGATTCCAGCGCATGCGAACTGGTCGTTCGCGCCCTTCTAATGTGTTCTTATAAGCGCCTGGTTCAATCGTATCGCCATAAGAATCAATACCGTTAAACATAGAAGCATATCCGCTAAAGGCAAAAGCATTGCCTACGAATTTTAGCTCCGTATTAGATAGTGATATTTGTTTGGTTTCCATTTGTAGCCCCCAATGGGTTAGTTTCAATGTCCGTTAGTTTCATGTTTGCACCTTGCATGTATAAGCTATCTCCACCATCTTCATCTGGCATACCTTCTAACCTTCTAGCCTCATTAGGTGTCATAAATCCACCGTAGATACCAACACGATACGAATCAAACCTTGTTTTCAAGTCAGAACGAGTAAGTGCATTAAAATCAAATTCGACCTCATGGCGTTGAGCATCATTTGGATTCATTAAGTTGATTAAAATAGATGCCTCGATTTTCTCCATTAATGGTCTTAATGTCAACTTGTAGAATCCAGACACAATCTGCTCAATACCTGAACCCCACACGGTAGAACTTGATGTATCGTTAATCATTACAGAAGGCACACCATACCAACGGCATATCTCACTTATTTGGAATTGGCGAGAAGCCAACAACTCAATGTCTTGCGGTGATAAGCTGATTGCATCAAACTTCATGCCACCTTCAAGCACCATCAAGCGTTCTTCTGAACCTGCTGACAAGTTGTAGAACTTGCTACGAACCAAATCACGCTGCTCTTGAGTTAGGAACTTGTCCATTGACAACACACCTGACGGTTTAGCGCCATTTTTGTATATA